GTGAAGAACAGGAAGGTTCTTCAAAACCAAAGTTAATGTTTGGAACAGAGGTATTAGCTTCCAAAGTGTTGCGAAAGATCAAGTATGACAGTCGCCCCCACCTATCAGATTTTAAATTTTCAGCCGAGGGCTGGGCGCGCGGGTTATGGGAACCCGGCATCCACCACGCCAAGCCAACCCATGCTTTAGATTATCGGATAGGACATGATGGAATTTTGTGCACCACAAGATTCGACTGGACCAAGGAGGGTTTCAGGTCGCGCGGCGGCGTCGAAGTGAAGGTAGATGACAGTACAGATACGGTTGTCGGTTTTTACTTCACGGAAGAGCCGCGGACCACTTTCAAGGAAGATCCAGTGTTGGTGGGGTGCTCATTGGGTACCGGCTTTAAAATGCACGCCCTTACGCCGGACTCATTAATTTCTAGCTCCGTGAAAAGATTGTTTGGCGTCCGTAAGGACCCAGGGACCCATCTGTCCCTGATCGCTGGGCAAATCGAAACGTTAAGGCTCCCCGGGATGAAGAAGTTCCAGGACTGGTACGTCGCAAGGCACACCAAAAATCCTGATTACTTCGGCATGCAGGACATGTGGATTCATGCCCCCCACGCCAAGAAGCGACTGAGGGAGTCGGTGGAGAAGAAGTTTTTGAGGAAGGGCTGGATAATGTCGGACATGCGTAAGTATGTGGACTACAAGTTAAAACCAGGGGAGTTGCTTCCCCACGATAAACAGTTACGCGCGATAGGGGAGATCTCGGAAAGTTCTGCCTTTATCCACGGTCCACTGGCAGCTGATGACAAAGCGGCCTTTGGTGGCGAGTTTTTCGTATATCGCGACTGTGCTTTCACTTTCATCGAGGGCCCCACCCCCGAGGAATTGCAGAGGGCAATAGACGCTATGACGATCCACACAGCCAATTATCGTATGGTAATGATTTGTTATTCTGACGACGCATGCATAGGGTACCGTCGTAATGGGGTTGTCGAATGGAAGAATTTCGACATTTCGGCCTGCGATGCCTCTATGTTCTGGCCGGTCTTTGTCTTCGCGAGGGAGACGTTGTGCCGGGCCGACCCTGCTAATAAGCGGGTTTACATGGAAGCATTCAAACAGTGCCAGAAGCCTATACGATTGAACAACATTAATAGCAAACTGTTAATGAAGTCAAAGAGGGTACCTTCTATGGTGGAAGTTCCACTAAAACCCGGCCAGTATTGCCTACCAAGTGGTTTTTCGGGCACCACACTGATGAATTTGTTCGCGCAAGTGTTCAATTTTGTCAGAATGGCAGACTGCCTTAACCGCGCCCCAAAAGACCCCTGGGGGGCTATGCGGTTGGCTTGCGAGAAAGCTGGGTTTATGACCAAGATGATTGATTGCGAATGTGTCGAGGATCTTCAGTTCTTGAAACATTCGTGGGCTAAGCAGGATGATGGTTCCTATAAGCCCTATGTCAACTTCGGGTCGTGGTTCAAGAAATTTGGTATTATCCAAGGTCAGATGCCTTCCTTCAAAATTGGATCGAGGAAGGCGACAGTCGAGGAAAGGGTGCGGTCTCATTTAGCCGAGATCGTTTACTCTAGATCCAATTGGGGCGCATCAGTAATATCAGATGCGATGAATAGCTCTTTCCCTCCTAGCGATAGATTGACCTCGGTCATCTGTCAGGGGAGTCTGAGTTATCAACGTTCAATGGCGGAAAAACGGACCTCAATAGAGTCGTGCATTGTCAGCATGGACACTATCAAAAAAAGGTATCGCACGTCCGACGATGAGATCCTAGATTTCTGTGATTTGCTCCGGAATTTCAAGGTTGGCACTCACGTCACACACCCCCTTCTCCTCAAAATTATGGAGAGGGACGAAGGTGCTGGGCCCGTCAGTCGAACTCCCCTCCATCCTCAAATTCCTGTGCTCAGTTTGTTCCAAGGGCGCAGTGTTGAGAGGTTTGGTAAAGAGTCAAGCCACAGACTCCTTTTTCAAAATCCATAGTAGTAAAGTTCCCATCCCC